TAGAACTTTCTAATTGTTTAAAAAATAAATTAAATAAACCAGACCTTACTTTTATTGAAATTAGCCGTGATTTTCTTTCTGATTTAAAGACATTAGTTGAAGTTGATGGTTTGATTAAAAGATTCGCCGATAGTAAATATAGTTATCTTGGTACGACTTCAAAGGATAATAAACATTCACATGATTATATAGTTATGGCGTTAAATTGGGGGTCTGAACTTATTGGAATGACCACTGGTATAAATGGAAACGTAGATAATCATATTCATGCTATACATCTTACTTTGGATTCTAAAGTATTATCGTTAAGTGCTTATACAAATCTCGGTGGAATAAAAAATGCAGATACGGGTATGATAGATAATATGCACAATCATACATTTGATTCTTCTATTGCGGATATTACGAAAGATATTCCTGTAATTTCGACAAATAATAAATATTATACTGAAAAACAAATTGAAATAAAGAATGAACGGCAAGCAGAAATAATGGTTATTGGTCTTACAAATATTGAAGATATAGATAAACAAGAACAGAGATTTAATGAAATCAAAAGTAAATATCCTGCTTTAAAAGTATATGAAAACGATAATTCGGTTGCAGAAATGATTATTAATTTAGCTGCGCGTAAATTAGACCCTAAAGCTAAATTAAGGAATCGTGGTGATGTTGTATTTCCTGCGGAGAGTTCTGATGTAAAAGATAAAAAGGATCATTTTCCTATAAATTCCAGAAATCAAGCCCAGGATGCGCTTTCTCGTTGTTCAGCTTATAAATCCTCTCCTTCGTGGTATAAAGGTACGTTAGCCGCATTACAACAAAAAATTCGCAGAGCCGTGCATAAAAAATATCCTAATATGAAAATAGAAAAACTTACTGAATTTATAGCGTTAAGATTTAAAGATGGAACTAATGTATTTTTTAAATTTTTGGAAACATTGAATTATGAAGCCGCAAAAAGAGATGCGTTGATTTATTTTAATAGTTCAGGGAATATAAATGTAGACGTGGTAAAGTTTATTTCTAAAGAAGATGGAGAATCCAAATTTGAAGAAATTGGTAGTATGCTTTTTTATGAAGTTGGAAATCATTTATTCAGCGATAATACAGAATATGATCTTTCCAGTATGAGTAATGGGCAATTAAAAATAGAAATGTTAAGAGAAGGTAATTATCATCACGAAATCTATGGTGATTTTTCAGTAACGGAAGACACAATAGATAGTATTATTAAAAATTTTAAAGATAATGTGGTTCAAAGAGAAATATCATTTGATTATAGTCATCTACCTGAATTACCGGCGGCGGCATGGGTAAAAAATTTAGGAAAGACAAAAAGAGATATTAACGGTATGAAAACGGTTTTAATTGGACTTGTAGAACCCACAGTAAGAGGAATAGAATCTTTAAAGAATAAAGAATTCAAATATTTCTCTTCTGAATATACTGATAATTTTATTGATAGAGAAACAGGTAAAACTTTTGGCCCCACGTTAAAAGGGGGTGGGCTTACGAATCGCCCGTGGATACCTGGACTAGCTCCTATAACGCTTTCAGAAATAAAAGAAAAAGTGTGGTTTGTAACCAAAAATAACCAATAAAGGAGGGCTTATGCCTTTTAGTGTTGAGCAATATAAAGACAAAACTTCGGATGAGTTGATTGAGGCTCTGAAAACTCTTGGTGAGGAAAATGATGCGTTGAAAGTAGCGAAACCGGTTATTCCGGCTATCGAGCCAACTGTTACACTTTCAGACCCTCTTAAACCAAAAACAGAGGGCGGTGATAAAACCATGAATGAAGAGATTGCAAAAAAACTGAAAGAACAGGAAAACACAATTAAAGAACTTACGGAAAAAAATCGTCTTTCCGATGTTCGAGAAGTTTGTAATAGACTACAGGACAGTGGAACACCGTCTGTAGTGGTTACAAAGTTATCCGAACTATTGAGTGTTAATTTTGGCGCGTCAACATTTAAATTTAGTGAAAAAGACAAAGACGGTAAGGTTTCTGAAAAATTAAATACAGTTGCAGATTGTTTGATTACTTTGGCTGAATCAGTTCCTACTATTCAACTTGGCGATACAATTACAACTGAAGAACCTATGCAAACAGCAACAACCAGCGATCATCAGAAAGATGTGGATATGGTAAAAACATTTGCAGAAACCAATAAACTTTCTTTCCGTGATGCGTATAACCGTATGTTGAAAGATGGGAAAATAAAAGCTTATAATACGAAAGTATCTAAAGAATAATTATAGTAATAATATTAACCTGCAAAAGGAAGGATAAACTATGTGTAGCGTTCCAAGTTCAATGAAAGATCGAGGTCCTGTTCCTGGGACCGTGATTGTAACGTTATTGGCGCAAGAAGATGGAGATGAAGGATCGGTTGTTACTTTTGGTACTGCCGAAAGTTCTTGCCGTTTGTGTGATTATGCTGAATATGGTATGGGTTGGAGTCAGGGTAAAATGGTAGAGGGCGAATATGCTTCTATTCATTTGTTTGCTCCTATGTGGAAGTCTAAAGTAGATAGTGATAGTGATGCTATTCTTTATGGTGATGCTATTTGTTACGCTGATAATGGACAAGTCAAAAGAGCAACACCAAGAGTTGACACGGCGACTGGTTATGCTATGGATGACGCTACTGCCGATGGTTATGTTCTGTGGTACCGCGATTGTTGTGCCACTGCTCATGCCGCGACAGCGTAATTTAATATTAATTATTGATTACTTGGAGGTTTAATTAATTATGCCAGATAAATATATGACTAAACGGTTTGGCGAACCCACACAGGTAGATTCCAATACGCCGCATCTTCAAAGAGACGAATGGTTAGAACAGTTCGTCGTAGGTTTCCGTGATAATGTGCTCGTATTAGATGAATTACTTCCTGAATTAGCAGTAAGGAAAGATTCAGCAAAATATAGAGTGTATTCACGTAAAGGATATTTTAAGGGTGCTCCTCCGCGTGGAGAAACAGCCCTTCCAGAACAATCTGCTCTTCAATACGACGAAGATACATATAGCGCGGAAGAGTATGCTCTTGAGGGTTGGGTATCAGATGATTCAGTGCGTAATGCGGCTCGTGATATTGATCCATTTGCGGATGAAGCTGAATATTTGTCACAAAAAGTGCGTTTAACGCAGGAAATATTGATCTCTAATGAGATCACAACTGCGATTAAATCGGCTGGTGCAAATTATTATACACTATTAGCTGCTCTTACAAATTGGGCTACCGGTGCAAATGCCAATATTCTTGGTAATTTGTCCACTGGTATTCGTACCATTGCAAGAAATATTGGGCGTAGACCAAATGTGCTTGTAATGAATACTGATACTTACGAAGTTGTTCTTAATAATTCAACAGTAATAGATATTCTGAAACGTACATCACAGGGTGTAGTTACAGATGGTATGCCTATACCGAGTCTTCGTGGTCTTCGTATTCTTATGTCCGATGCCGTAGTTAATACGGGGACATGGGACGTTGAAGCGTTCACGAATATTATGTATGATGTGGATGCGGTTCTTCCTTTCATGCAGCAGGTTATTATGGCTTATGTGCAGCCAAATGATAAACTGACTCTTGGGCGTAATTTTGTACCGAAACCGTTTACGGTTTATCGCGGGCGTGGATTAGAAGGCGACCGTAGACAATGTAGTTTAGTTGCAGTATGGAAAAAGCTGGCTCCGAAAGTAACTAACGTGAATGCTGGTTATGTAATTGCGAATGTTCTTGGCGTATAATTTATTTTAAATTTTGCGTCATACTAGAGGGGAGGTTGCTTACAAGGCTTCCTCCCCTTTTTTGAATAAAAATACCAGAGGAGAATAAAATGCCAAAGGTAAAAATTTTAAGACCAGTGAATCTGGTCATTTTAATTAATGGAGAAAAGTTTGAAAAGACTTGTATGCCAAAAGAAATTGTCGAAATAGAAGAGATAAATAATAAAGACATAGCAATGAATTTATATAAACCAATTATACCACAACTTATTACTAATAAACAAGATACAAATAATAATGAAGAAATAAAATCAGTAGTGGAAAGTTTAAAAAAATCTATTGAGGCTGCAACACAAATATTAAATAATCTGACCAAACCAACGAATAATGAATTCGAAGTAGATGAAGATGAATGTGTAGATGAATTTTTATATACACAAGAAGCATTGAATATAAAAAATAATAGGATAAAATCTATTATTTCTGGGAATATTAATGATGGCGAACATAGTGTAAAAATAGATTCAATAAAATCAAAATTGCCTAAATTTGCTATTGCTAATGGAAATAATATTGAATTTAAAAATACATTGCATTTGGAAAAAATAAATGAAGGAACAGGAGAAGATATTCTTGATAAGACTCCTGTTGAATTAATAAATATGGTTGATGAAAAAGGGAATACAAAATTAGATGTATTCCGAACTCTTGGCGCAATGGTTGCGTCTAAATAGAAAATAAAATGGCTTATATTGCAATTCCATATACAAATCAAGAGACGGTTGAACGCATACTGCGGGTCGCTAAAGCAAAAATAAAAATAGGCGATACAGAACAAGATGATATGACCACTGGCGATGTTGATGAATACATACTAGATGCAAGTAAAATGATTGATAGTATGCTGCGTAAAATTGTTAAGAATGCTCAAATACCTTTAATCAGTTATACAGAATATCCAGAAATTATGTATGCTGCTCCTAGAATAACGGCATTTTTAATTTATAGAGATATGTTCAGGGCTTTTAATGATGAAGCTTTACCTGCGGGACCGCAGGGGTGGTTGCAGGAAGCCAAAGATTTTATAATGGTTTTTATTGATAATGTAAATAGCGGTGTATATTCTCTTTTATCACCTGCTACAACGGGGCCTAGCTGGGAAACCGCCTCTACATTTTTTCAGAATGAAATAGGTGTTGAGGAAGTGAATGATATGGTTGCTAATGTAACAAATAGCAAACCAGCAGTTTCTAATAATATTACACCGTTTTCAAATGGTTAAATATGTCTATTTATATATCTTTTAATGGTAAAACAGGGGATGCGGCTTTAATTGAATTAAAACGAAAATTTTCTAATATGGCGGTTGATATTATCCATGAACTTCCTGAATCTTATTTTCAAACTATTAAAAGAAATGTATATAAGTATTTCAAAGATAATTATATAAATATGGTAGGGTGGGAACGCCCATTTTATACGAGTAGTGCTTATGAAATGAGGAAAGAGAAATGGATGACCGAAGGTACAACATTTCAGATTGGTAGATTAGGAACATTTCCTATTGCCCATAGTTTCGATGTGTTTGGAAGATTAACAGATACGGTTTTTAACGCTCTTGGCGGCGGGAAGGGTAGTGTTTATAATAGAGTATCAATGATGAGTAGTGAGTCTTCTATAAAATCTAGTGTAAAAATGGAATATGGTGTAGATTCAGATCAATGGGAAGGCGGTAGAAAAGAAGTAGGAAAAGAACAGAGAACAAATAAAAATTCATTATTAATGTTTCTTGAAAGAATAGGAGATAATGATGTTCTCGTAAGACTTACACAGGGGCAACGAACTAATATCGAAGACATAACTACGAAAGCAGTAAGTCAGGCTTTTGAAGAAGTTTTTAATAGTACAGGGGTTTTAAATACTGCGGTTTAATAATGGCAAATAAATATATTACTACAGGGGCAGAGATAACAACAGTGATTGCAAATTTAGAAAAATTATATGAAGAACACAGAGAAGAACTGAATTTAAAAAATATTTATAATTATGATGAAATGAGACCATCACAAGAACCTGCATTAGCAATTGTATTTAATAATGGAACAATGACACCGATGACATTAGGATGGGCAATACCTGAATCAGCGGCGTTAGGAGGGGGAAGTAGATGTGGATGCAGTGTATTTTTTATAAATATAACTTTGTTTTTATATTTGGAGTCGTTAAATATTGGGCGGGATACTTTTGTTCATTTGGGCGCATTAAATAATATGGCAAAAATAGCGTATAAAAACGCGGGGTTATATGGTCTTTGCACACAACCTATGCTCGTAACTAATGTAACTCTTGTAGGGCGTAGACTAGCGACAAATGTTTATTTAACGGGGCAAATGGATTTAACCGTTCCTGTGAGGTTTTAATGGAAAAGAAAATGTGTGAGTATTTTTCTGAATCAAAAGATAAGAATTTTAAGAATTTAAACGAAGAAAGCGATAATAAAGATTCGATTAAATTAAAAAGTAAGAAAAAGTTTAATCATCAAAAAATAAAGGAGGCATAAGATGTCTTGTGAAGGTTGTAAAAAAACATTTGCCACTGGTGCAAGAACCACGTTTTTGTGGATGGAAGAACGGTGTTTTGGAAATGTTAATGAAGATGCAGGAGGAACTGTATTAGGAACGTATAAACGGATAGAATTGAATTCCGAATCTATTGTGAATGAAATCGGCACATTTAATTCGGAATCATTAAACCCAGAACGCGCTTTAAGACGACGTATGCAAGGCGCAAGTTCTATTGGCGGAGATGTAAATGTAGAACTTACGAATAATGGTTACGCATGGCTTATTGTGCAGGCCATAGGTAAATTAATAGGTTCTGGTATTACTGCCGATCCTTATACTATTCTACCTGTTGATGTGAATGGTGTTGATTGGGATGGAACTGCCGGTTATCAGCAAGATTCGGCTAATTATGAACCCTATGAAGTTATTTATGATGACGGATGTAGTGATTGCACTGGTTATCGTACTGGTTATTACGAGGTCGATGGCTATAATATGGAACCAGGCTTTACGTCTCTTATAAGCCGTGATGGTGGAACGATTAAAGATATTAATGGAAATGATTTTGTGAATCATGGATGGTTTCGTTATACTGGTTGCCGTGTAAATACATGGTCTATTGCTGCTACGCCTACGGGGATTATCACGAGCACATTTGCGATTATGGGTAGAGAAGAAGAAATTGTGGATATGGCCGTTCCTCAATATGCTGAACGCCCTGAAGTAAACGATCCTTTTAGTGGTTTTAATGGGGGAGTTACAATTGACGGTGAAACCCAATGTATTCTTAATTTCGATATGTCTCTTACAAATAACTTAAATGGTGATAAATTTTGTATGGGTGATAGATACCGTAATAGTTTACCAGAGGGCCGTAGAGAAATTACTGGAAATATCTCTATGGAATTAACGGACTTAATTTTTTATAATAAATTTTTGCATGGTACATCGGCTATTTTTACCATTGAATTTGATCTTCTTGGAGATGGTACTGAAACCATGAAAATTATATTACCTAGAATTGAGTTTAATGGAACAACTCCTACTGCCGGTGGAAACGAAGCTCTTACACAACCTCTTCCGTATGTAGGTATGTGGGAAGAAAGCCCTGCGGATAGTTTATTAGTTAAAGGAGCTAGTACTGTTACGCCTAATGGTTTTGATATAGCTATTGAAATTGTAACTACTGGCGCATTGGTTTAATTGAAATTATAAGGGTGATGTTATTGGCCCCAAAATAACATCACCCTTTTAAAATATTGGGGTAATTTTAATTTTTTTTTAGGAGGTTCTATGTCTAATGTTCTTGCGATGGACCCTACAGTTATCATGCCTTGGGTTCCTAAAGTTGATAATAAATTGCCAAAAAATCAACAACTTACCATCATGTATAAGCAATTAGATATGAAAGAAAGTGCTTTATTTGATGATGACCAAATAAAAAATATTCAGAAAAAAAAGACAACAGAATATAAATATTTGATTTCTCAAATGGATATTAAGAGAATAGAAGCTACGATTAAGGATTGGAAGAATTTTAAATATCCTATTGAACATCCTGAATTGAGTGGTAAGGACGTTCCTTTTAGTCTTGAAAATATCACTTTACTTCCGCCAGAGATTCGTAGAGAGTACGTTAATTTTATTACAGGTAGGGATCGTGATGCGGAAGAAGGTGAAGACTTGGGGGAAGCACAAACGGTGTAAGTTTTGAAATGCAGTTAAGGGCGGCGGTCAGATATTCAGAATATAAAAGTGCTGACCGCTTGCCTAAAACTATTCCTGTGAACTGCACCGAATGTATAGAAGCAGATAAACAAGATAATTTTAATTGCAGTGGTGAAAAAACGAATCCTAAATTCCATGTCCGCATAGGAGCGATGGAATATGACCAATGCCCTTTATCAGTGCCAAAGAAAGAAGCATGGGACGTTATAGAATTAATAGCAACATGGGAGGATACAGGTACCCCTATTGTGGGGCATTGTTTGTTAGAACAATCTCCACAAACTTTTGTATTTAGGCGTATAATTAATTCAGAACGTAATGATTGTAGGAAGGAAATACAACAGATGATAGAAGTAGAAAATAGATCGAAAACAAAGACACAAGGGCAATCAAGAGGGCGTAGTAATAGAAAACTGAGATAAATATTATGGATAAAAATATACTGAAATTATACGTTGAGTTAGGCATTATAGATAGAGGCACGGCAAAAGTATGGGGGCAATATGATAAAATGGCAATGCAACTAAAAAAGACGATAACTGGATTAGAAAACGCTAAAACATTATTACAAGTAAAAAATACAAAATTAATTAATAATGAAATAACATTGACAAAACAAACTCAAGCAGAAATTAATGCAATGGAAAGATTAAATACCACTATAAATAAATCCGCTACTCAAATAAATATGTTAAAAAATAAAATGGCGCAGATAGAAATGGGTTTTAATAAAATAACTTCTACGACTGTAGCGGCACGACAATCTATGAAATTATTTGCCGATACATCTAGTGGTGCTTTTCAATCCACTTTTTTTACAATGCGTAGAATTATGACAACGATGATTACATTAGGGGGACTGTTTTATTTTAAAAATTTAATTCAACAGAGCATGGAATTTGAAAATACAATGATTCATGTAGGAGCCATAGCTAAAGCAAGTGGAACCGAATTTACGGCTTTGGTTTCGGGAATGCGTAGAATAGCAAGAGAAACTATATTTAGCTCTACGGAAGTCGCAGGTGTTGCAGAAACATTGGCGCAGATGGGTTTAAGCGTAAAAGATATATTAATTGCCACAGAGCCTATATTAAAATTAACGGCATCTACAATGGGTAATTTACAAGAAGTTACGCAATTAGTAACTTCGGCGTTAATAACATTTAATTTGGGTTTTGAAAAAACAGCAGATGTGGCGAATATTTTAAGCGCGGCCACTATTGAAAGCAAAGCAGATATACAAAAATTAGGTATTGCATTTAACTATGCAGGTCCCGCAGGAGCGGCTTTTAATCAGACTCTAGAAATGACAGTTGCCGCAGTATCTAAATTTATTGATATGGGATTACAGGCTTCGACAGCAGGAACTACGTTCAGGCGGGCTTTATATGAATTAGCCAATGCCGGAGCAAAACAAGAAAAAGTGTTGCAAAAATTAAATGTGCGATATGAAGAAGTGAATCCTGCATTTAATAGTTTCGATCAAATTGTCAGAGTCATGGCTAAAACCGCTTTAACAAGCGCAGATGCCATTGAATTATTTGGTGATCGCGCTGGCGCAGCTATGTATGTGTTGATTCAAAGAATTAGAGACGGTGGTGAAACCGTAGGTGATTTTGCTAAAAAATTAGCAGATGCGAAAGATGTAAATATAATAGACCAAATTTATACTAAAATGTTTAGAAGTATGAAATCTGAATCTATGCTTACGAGAGCTGAATTAAATGATTTTGGCATGACTTTATTTGAAATGTTAAAACCCGCGATGTCCGAAGGGTTTACAAGAATTAGAGACGGTGTTAAAAGTTTCAACGAAGAACTTAAAAAGAGCACGGGAAAAGATTTCGGACAAACAATAAAAGAATTAGTGCCATTATTTTTTGATGTATCTACGATAATTCTTAAAACCGCCAGCGTAATAGGTGGTACGATTATACAAATTGTAAGTTTTGCGCAAAGTCTAGGTATTTTATCTCCTATTATAAAAACAATAGTTGAATTAATGGGCGTATATTTTGTGGCAAAAATGTTTCTTTTTAATAATGTGGTTTCGACAACAATTAATTTATTTGGAAATTTTGGTCGTTCTATATTATCTACGAATCTTAATTTAAAAATCCTTGCGGTTACATCTAAAATAACTACAGCAAGTGTTACTTTTATGGGCAGGTCTTTTCAAATCGCTACTTTAGCAGCAAGAGCATTCCAAGTCGCTACTGGTTTAATTGTCGTTACTGTAGGATTGGTTGCTTTACAATATGTTATTGGTAAAATTTCTGATTTATTTATGAAATCTAAAGAAATTATAGATGATAATTCCGATTCTTTGGGTCAATTAGGAGAACAAGCGGGTTTTACTTCAGAACAATTAAAAAAAGTAACAGAACAAACAGGTTATCAAATAGATAATTTAAAAGAGTTAAATGATTTATTAGAACAAGGTAAGATATTAATGGGAACTATACCTGAAGCCTATGCTATAAAAATAGAATTTCCTTCTATATCTAAAATTGAACAAAATATTAAAGAAATTGCGCCATCTTTAGAAAGTATAATAGATGCGACACATACATTAATGTCAGCGTATATAGATAAAGTTCCTAATCCTTTGGATAACTTATTTAAAGGATTAGGTTCGACCCCTGAATTAGAAAAGAATATGGAAGAATATAAAAATTATCTTGAAAGTACAACTAGCGAAATAAACGCAGCAGTAGGAGGAAATCTTTCTGATATACAAAAACAACTAGAACTTATAGCAACAAGACATGGAAAAGATGATTTTAATAAGTTTTATACGCCGGAAGGAGAGAAAAATTTAAAAGCACTTATAGAAGAATTAAAAAAAGTAGGTCTTGCTTCTGATGTTATGATACGAGAAAAAGGCGGGTATAATATTAAACTTTTAATTAATGATATTATTAATTTGTCAAAAATGCAAACATCAATGCTTAATACGGCTATTGATCCTGTTAGAACTGATTATCAGTTTTTATTAAATTTTGGTGGTATAGTAGAAAAACAAACAGTAGATATAATAGAAAGGTTTAAAGAATGGAAACAAGGAGGGGTAAAATCTGTTGATGAATTAATTACAAAACGAAAAGAAATTAATCAATTAGCAGAAGATTATGAGATTATAAATACTAATACTATTGACGCTCAAAAAAGATTGAATGAAGAATTGAAAAATGCTCAAAGAGCCACTAAAGAAGGTAAAGGAACGGTAGCAGGTGAAAATATTATTACTTTACAAGTAAAAGCGATGGATGAATTATTTAAAAAATTAGATAAAAGCAGAGATGCTTTAGAAAAAATTAAAGATGAAATGAGTATAATAGTAGTAGATACGGAATTAGCTAAATTAAAACAAGAAAAAGCGAGAAAAGAAATAGTTCTTGAACAATTAGTTAGACAACAAATAACACATGAAATGCAGGGGCAACAAGACCTTCTTGATAAATATATGGTTGGTGAAGAAAGATATATAAAACTTCATACTGAGTATGCACAAAAAGCCACAAAATATAAAATGCTTATAGACGAGAAGAAAGTTTTACAACAACAGATTTCAATTGCTGAAAGTAGTGTAAAAATTAAAGCAAAAGAAGCCGACATTGTTCGAAAATATAATAGTATTATAGGGGTTAGAGGAAAAGAAGCTATTGAATATGGAGATATTCAACAAAAAGAATTAGATAAATCAGAGAAAGGTAAAGCATTATTAGAAGATATGGCTTCGGTGGAAAAATTAAGAACTCCTATACAGAAATTAAGATCAGATTTATTAAATAAAGAAACAGAACAAATGCAAATGATCCAAGATATTAATAATGATTTAGTTACTATTTCTGATGAACAAATACAAAGACAGATGAAATTAACACATTCTGATGAATATATAAATGTTTATAATATAAATAAAGCTTATGAAGAGAGAATAACTACTTTAAATGAAGCCCTTGATTTAAACGCAGAAGAATTAGCTTCTACTAATAAATTATCACCGGCTTATCTAAAATTATCAATTCAACAAATAAATATAATAAAGTATAAGAGTATAACAGAAAAATTAAATAAAGATGAATTAGAACAATTAAAAGAAAAAACAATTTTGCAAGAACAAATTAACGCATTAGATATGGCTGATGTTGGTTTTGGTGAACAAGCGGCGGCTATACGGAAAAAACCATTAGAGATAGAGCTAAAATTAATAGAACTAAGAAAAAAACAACATGATTTAGAAGACCCAAATTCTGATTATAGAAAAAATTTACATTTAACTACCGATGAAGCAGAAGAATTAAATAGGGCAATTCAAGAACAAATTGATAAAAAAGAAATTATGGCTCATGGCACTTTTGGTGAAAAATTTCATTTACAATTTAAAGATGCAATAGCTGATATGATTGCTTTTGAAGATGCCTCTACTATTGCTGTTGATGCCATTAAAGACGTTGCAGATCAAGTAACTGATTTAGTTAAAACAATGGCAAAAGAAAAATTACAGAATTGGGTCAATAGTTTATTTGGTATCGAATCAGAACAAGATAAAAAAATGAGAGAAATTTATGATAAATATAATGAGGAAGTGGCAAAGATAGAAAAAGAGTTTAGAGATAAGATGAGTAAAGCCGAACAAGACCATTTGGAAAAAATGGAAGAGATTAGAGTAAGATTCGATGATATGCGTAGAGAAAAAGAAAGTGAAATATATAATGAACGTGTAAATAAATTAATGGAATTAGCTGCCCTTGAAGAACAATTAAGAAATAAAGGGTTAAATAGTGAACAAGAACGTGCGGCTTTAATACAGCAAATAGACCAAGGCATGGCAAGTGCTCAAATAGGGTCTATTGAGGCCCGACAGGTTAAATTGGCTCAATTAGAAGAACAGATAAAGTCATTAAATGATCTTGAAAATACTTTAGGTATGTCAAGGAGTGAGATTGAAAATTCAAGTATACAAAGAATGCAACAATTAAGAAATGTTACGGATTCATTTTATCAAGATAAACAACGTCTTGCCGTGGCCGATATAGAACAACAACGAACAATTGAAATGGGCAGAGAAAATATACGTTATGCCGGTGAAATAGGCCAAATAACGCAGGAAAGAGATCAGGCGTTACAAGACGCTTTAGACGCTCGTAATAAGGCATTGGCTGAATTATTCAAAGATATGGATGATAAAGAAAAACAGCGGTGGGCTGATTTAACAACGGGGATTTTATCTATAGCTGGTGAAGCCTTAATGAAAGCGGCGGCATCGGCTATTATAGGGCCTGCTGGATTGGCTTTAAATCAAGGAGGATATATTAGAAGAGCTACAGGAGGTGTAATTAGTGGTGGTAATGGAGGCATTGATGATATTCATACCTCTTTACCTAGAAATTCTTTTGTGATTAATAGAGAGGCTACAACAAGACATTTGGCAGAATTACAACGCATGACAGCTTCTGGCAGTGCTCAAACATCGAATAGATTACCTGTGGCCTTAACTTCTGGTGAATATATCGTATATCCTCCTGTTTCTAACCGTTTAAGGAGTCGCCTAGAGCAAATAAACGCAGATAAACAGGGTGGTTCTATGGGATACGCCAGTGGGGGCAATGTAAGCGGTGGTAGCAGTATATTAGTTAATGTAAATACAAATTTTAGCGGTGTTAATTTAATCAGTGGTGAAAGCGAAGCCGAAGTTTCAGAATTTTATAATAATTTTATAAAGACTAAAATACAAAATGATATAAATAATCAATCTATAAATTTTAGGAGAAACTAGTATGGCAAAGGAATATAGAGATATTCAGGCTTATGAAGGAACATTAGTACAATGCGAGGCCACTGCGTTTCAAAGAAAAAGATTTTATGCTTCTGATGGAAGAGGCGGGATAGATGACACGGGAATTTATGGTTATTATGATAATAATTATAATGATGGCGCACCAAATCCTTCTGTAAGCCGACATTTTTTTCTTACTCTAGATAATGATTTAAACCCTATGCACGCTATAGGTGAAGACGGTATTTTCTTTCGTCATTCTAGCCTTTCTCCTATAACTTCTGATGTAGATTTGTTATTAGTAGATAATGACGAAGGCACTCGCGTCAATTGGCCTAAATTATGGTGGGATTATAGTGAAACCAGTTTTATTTTTACTAAAGCGTTAAGAACAAATTTATCGTTAATAAGTGATTATCGAATAGGCGTAGGAACTCTTACTCCAGTATCGCTTCTTGAATTAAAAGATACAGACGCAAATCCTGTTCTTACTATTACTGCCGCCTTTGACGCTACTTATGATCCTCAAATACAATTTAAAACAGGAAATTCTCCTTTAGTTGTGTGTGGAATTGGCGTAGATGCGACAGATGATAGTCTGCGTTTTCACATGGGTACAGGTAATATTGGAGGGTCTACTGATTTTGTTATGAAAGGTGATGGGAAAATAGCATTAGGAATAAGTAACCCTGATTGTTTATTTCATCTTCATTTAGACGGCGCAGGTACGGTTTCCGCTTTATCTAATACGATTTTAGCATTAGAAAATAGTAATCATGCTTATTTATCAATATTAACGCCGGATTCAGCTATAGGTGGAATTCTTTTTGGCTGTCCCGCATCAAATCAACAGGGCGCGTTATTTTTCAATCATCACGCGGCAACTGCGAATTTTGAAATGAATATTTATAGCACTACAATTTTTCATCTTTCTTCTGTTGGTTTATCTCTTTTCAAAAGTACAACTGCTGCAAGTGCATGGTTGGAAGTATATGGCACTACAGAACAATTCAGATTATCTTATGATGCGGATTGTTATGCAAGTTTCACAATAGATAATAGTGGTTCATTAACAATTAATCCACGGGGGATAAACTGTTGTGGGGCTATTGATAGAAATATTACACTAGATGCCGCTTCTACTCTTTTAAAAGGAGATATAAATTTATTGACGTATAATGCTGTTTTTATACCAAATATAATTTCACAGGCAGCCGAACCTACTCCTGCCTCAAATGAATTGGTTTTATGGAAAGACACAGATGATGACAATAAAATTTATTTAGTATATAATTCTAGTGGCAGCGTTAAAAAGGTGCAATTAACGTGATAATTTATACTTGGCAAAAGTATGGCCAATTGTTACGTAAAGAAGTTTTGAATGGAGTTGTAATTAATAATTGCGAACTTATGGTTATATCTTCAAAATCAAATAATGAAGACCAAAAATATGATGAACAAAATATTTATGAAAATCGTAAAGAAGCTTTTGACCGATGCTTGCATGATATTTTTCTTGGTATGGATAGTGATGTTATTCTTCGGTTTGGTGTCGTATCTATTCTTTTTGAAATGATAAAACATCACGATGTAGTTATCTGGCCGGAGAAACACAATTTTTTTGGGATTAAAAAAAGCATTATAGAAAAATATCCATTTGATGTTTTAGACAAAACAAAATGTTCATTGTGCCAATATTTTGATATGTTAAGAGAAAATAATGTTGACGTATATACGGTTGATCTTGAACCATTAAAAGAAATATAAATATGAATTATAGCGCAGATACAAAACGATATATAGTTAAATCAAATTTAAGAGATGAAAACGATATAGGTATTTTGCGTTTATCTGATTTACAAGACTATAGCACGTCTGATGATTTAACACAATATGCTTTATTAAATGGAAGAGATGGAGGACAACATTTATATGGGGGCACGGATTCTAGTGAAAATTTAACTCTTGAAAGCACATATAATTCTACAAAAGGCAATATAATATTAAATAGTGATACTGTAATAAATAGCGGATACGTGTTAAAACTTAGCGATGGTATTGTTTCTTTACCATCTTATACGTTTAACAATGAAACAAGCAGTGGTTTATATAGAATTGGGGCTGGTAATATAGGTCTTTCTATTTTAGGAACAAAAAGACTTGATATTACTTCATCTATGTCTACATTTGCTACTGCTATGGATATTTGCGGTAATGTAAGAATAGAGGCCGGAAATTCACTTAGTATAGGAGTTACAACTGCGCTTTCTGTAATAGATGCGGTAGGTACGAATGGTCTTTTTTTATGTCAAAATAGTATTACAAACTCAATAGCGAAATTTGGGCTATGGGGTGTCAGGCATTATATAAACACTACAGAAGAACCTTTTTATTCTTTTTTTATTTCATCTACTAGTTCTTTAAATACGTTATATATTGGAGGTGGTTCTGCGTTAGGTAATGCTGCGACAAGTATAATTTTTTATACTGCTGCAAATAATATTACTACAACAGGTACTAATGTAGGGTCATTTACAATTAATGGATTTTCAACCGCATACCAGATTACTAGTACCCTTGCGATAGGGACTTCTCCTTTTGCGGTAACAAGTAATACAGTAAATACAAATCTTAATTCAGATATGCTGGATGGTTATCATGCGTCTTCATTTCTTCAAACCGTTACTCCTCATGCGTTATTGAGCGCAACTCATAACGACACAACAGTAGATTCTCCGGTTATTGGAGATTTATTGATGGGGAATACTGGTCCTGTGTGGACAAAACTCGCAGATGTTGCCGTAGGTTCTGTTTTGATTTCCGGTGGAGTGGGAGCAATACCTTTATATTCAACGACGCTTTGTCTCGGATCGACACTTACAGCAAACACAATTCTTGATATTACTTCCACTCACGCAACCGTGCCAGGCGTTTTAATCCGCAGTGCAACCGCCTCCGCCGATGTGGCACTTTCATTTTATCATTCCGTCGCAACGGCAAAATATTGGACGTTCGGCATTGATTCCGACGCAACAGGAAAACCGCTGATACTGTCTCCCAATTCCGCAGTGCATGGTAATACGGATTATATGTTTAAAACAACCGACGTTGGTGCTCAATTGTGCATAGGTAATTGTCCAACTTCTGAGGCATTTGCAATTTATCGTACTTATGCTGGTGATGATGGGTTTTTGGCACAAAATAATTCCACCGACGCAACAGCACGGGCATATATAAAACTACAATGTGGATCGCAGTACGCAGGAATGTATCAATACTCGCAAAATAATTCCTACGCAGGCGTAGCAGGCGCGACATTATTTGTGGCTGCGCTCAGCGGTGGGTTTTTTATTACGACAGGTTCGGTTACTCATCCTCCGATTTATTTTGCACCGGGCGGAAATACATGTTTTGATATTTCTTATGTAACGGGCAGTACCCAAAAAATAAATCTCGCAACAGGAACATTTTTTTCCGATCATGTGCAAATAGATACAAATGTAACTACAAGTTCAAACGAACGCGGAATCTATTGGCATGGAACAACAACGGATGCCTGGGGGATATATCGTACAGCCGGAGCATGGAGCGCGCCTTATGTCCAGCTTAAAATGTCTTTTGCCACAGGGATTATTTTAAATCCGGGTCATCTTTATGGCAAATCATACGTAATGATTGAAGACGGAGATTTAATTATAGGTAACGATTCCAACGGAACAACAATAGGATTGCTGAAATTTGGTACAGGACTTGATGCAGGAATTGGATATGATGGAACACATTTCCAGTTTTACAGTCAATTAATAGGTACGGGTCATTTTGTTTTTAATGGTGGTAGTGTTGGAATTGGTGGCACACCAGTAGCCGGTACGGTTCTGGATATGTACGGAGTATCCCCCGTTGTCCAATTAACGCCTACAACAGCAACTCAATATGCGACGCACCAAATAGTAAATGGTGGAAATACATTGCGGATGGGCATCGAGAGTAGCGCAGGAGGTGCGTTACTTGCATCAGCCGCCGCATACTCTGGCATCATCAATTGTTATTCTGCAAGGAATTTACATTTTGGGACGGGTAATGTTATCCGTATGACAATTGCAGCTGCCGGTGCGATAGATACCACCGGGACATTTACCGTAGCAACGGCCTTTGGTTGCAATGGTAAAACCGCACAAGCCGCATATACTGTAAATGCCGCTTGTACTGATTTGCCCACGGTGGTTGCTTTGTGTAATCAATTACGAGCGGCTCTAGTTGCAAATGGAGTCGCCGTATAATTTTTTTAAAAGGAGGTTTTATGTCAGACAAAATTTCGATAGGGGATCAGGAAATTCAAAATGTGGCTTCGTGTTTATCCTTAATGGATAAGGGTGAAATCGTTGCCTGTATTTTTGTTGATGCTGATGGAGTTTTAAACATTCAATCAAAAAGTGGGAAAATAAATATTGGAAAAATGGAAAAATAAAATTATAAGGAGGTTTTATGTTTCAGAAGTCAACGCTCAAATCCAAAACTTTTTGGGTAGGGATTGCCACGGTAGTAGGTGGAATTGCATTGATCGCAAATAGTGAAATGGAAAAAGGCATTGGCAGTATTCTTGCCGGTTTTGCTATGATAACCGGACGGGACGCAATTTCAAAAGTGGAGAAAAAAGTATGAATTGCACATTAACAAAAATTGTTCCTTCGATACCATCAAAAGAAATTGATGGGAAACTTGCTATGATAGCCTTTCATACAGAAGACGAAATGATTCATATAGTATGTCATCCGCCGTCTGTTAATTTTGGACAGTCAATGATAAAAGCTACAAAAGAGCAGCTTGAGATATTCCAAAAAATTATTAATGATATTCTGGCCACACAAATGGACATTAAAAACGTGGTGATAAAATAAATATATATGATTGATGAATCTTTATTAGAACAAAATGAAAGTGGATTATGGGAACTTGGTGTTTTTTTTCCAATAGAAAATGCCAATATGGAAAGATTTGAATTAACTACATTTTTATCTCGTGATATTGAAAAAGATAATAACGAAATTTATATAGAAAATAACAGAGAAATAAAAAATATCGAAGTTAATACATTTATTTTTATTGGCCCCAGTACAAACCAATTAAGAGATGTTTCAAATAATTTATTGTATTATGATAATTCCGAAATTTTTTATATAAATGCAATAGAAATTATTTCAAATTATGAAAAAAAAATAACGTTATCTCCTATAAATATTAATTCTTCTATTTGTCTTGAAAATTCATATTTAAAAGGCGACTCCATTACTATAAAAGGTATAGCGAAAAATTGGAAATTAATGAATAATTCAGATTTTTCAGATATTGAAACAGGGGATAGACATAATTTTTTATATAAAAGAGAAGATACGATAGATAAATATAAAGGATTTTCTCAATGTATAATTAATAATGGTGATATTTTAAATGATTCAGATGTAGGGATTGTTCAATATATAGATAATAAAAATAGGTCATTATTAAATCGTATTGAAAATTGTAAAGTCAGAATATCGGAATGGTTAAGAGTAGAATTAAATACAAAAAGTATTATTCAAGCCAATACGATAGATGAAATTATCGCAGGGGAAGAGTTAGATGGTATTGACGAGGGTATAGGGATACATGAACCTTATGATATTATTGATGAATCTTATGTTAATATGTCTAATTATATAACACCATTTTTAAGAATCGCTTTTTATAGTGGGCCGTCATTTAATAATTTATTAAATGATTATTATGTGTCTACAGGCGAAATAACGGACAATACGATTAATTTATTTATAGAAAGCGTTATAACAATACCAGAAAATTCTTTAAGTGCAAAAATAGCTGCGTATGCTAGGTTTTACCAAAATATCTGTATAAATGTTGAAACTATTTACATGGATAATATTGTTTTAGAACACTGTGTAGGCACTTCAAAAGAAAATGAAGGCTATTATGAAGTTGATAGCAACCCTGATTTTGGATTAAATGACAGTAATAAAACCACGATTGGTTATGAATCTGATTTATTAGGTATACAACATAATACTAAAACAGGAGACCCTAATAGCAGAAGTATAATTCATGCAAGATGGGGCGCAGTAAGCGAATATTTCATAGAAGATATGAAAATATTCGAGAAATGGAATATGGAAGGTTATCCAATTGTTTTACGCACAAAAATGCCAGCAAAATTTCCGTATGTGCTTTTTTGTAATTTTAAAATTACGAATATTAGTTATTTAAAAGGTAGTGCTGGTACGAGATTAGCAGATATAGAGGTAGAATTTGAAGAGGTTGCTGTATGATCACTGAAATTATCGCTGGTAAAAAAGTAGGTAATCTTTATAAAAGAGATATAAGCGGTTTTTTAGTACCTATTGAATTTGGTGTTTCTATGCCAATAAAAGATTATAAATTTTTAACCACTTATAATAATTTTACGCTATCTGCTTATTGTGGTCCTAGTGATACTTCTATTCCTATTAATGAAAATATAGGAATAGAATATAATGACGATTATATTTCCGATCTTGATGGAAATAATGTAAAAAATGCAGTTATAGGTCCAAGCACTTTTATTGCTAGTAAAAATATAGTTCAATTAAGACCTATTAAAGTAGGGAACATAATTTCTAAATATTTTTCAATACCATCATCTTTAAATATGAGTATGAATATAAATGATGGTATTATAATTGCAAGACAACCTATCAATTGGTATGATTTACAGATTGTTGAAGGTTATGACCAGATAACAACTAAATGCACAATTAAAACGCCTAAAATGGCTAATATTGGTAAACATACGAATAGTTTAATTTATAATATTGATGAAGAATTTTATATTGCATTGCCTATAACAGATAAAGATACGATTGATTTTAATACAATCTATAGATTCAGTTTTTATTATCGTACAAAATCAACGACTCTTACGATTACACCAATAATATTTTTTTATACGAATCAAGGATCATATATTAATAATATGGAATATCCTCAAGAAAATATTTATGCAGATGATAATGAAGATTCTGATTTTCGTTTTTTTCAAATAGCCATACCTAAATATGGTACAAACATACCTACAAATGCAAAACGAATGAAAATTATGTTAAAAATGAATACTATAGATGAAATTTCAAAATTTGAATTAATATATCCGGTTATAGAAAATTCATTTAATTATACGGCATCTGTAACTCCTACACATATATTTATTCCCGATGCTCCCTCTGATTATTCTTTTGAAGAGATTTATTTTTCAAAATTAGAAAATACAGAAATAGGAACTCCCGTAGCTTTTGATTCTTCAAAACTTTTTTATTCTCATATAGGGCGTTCATTATTCAATATAAAACTTGAATATTCTATTCTTGATTCTGTTTATTATAGACAATTAATAGCATTACAACAATTAAATATTATGGGATATGATGTTGTGATTAGACCTAAACATCCTAGTTTACCGCCTGTATTAAAAGGAAATTTAAGAGTTGAAAGTTCAAATATTAGTTATGATTATAGACAAAGCAATGTTGTAATAAATTTCACCGAAAATCAATAAAGGAAATATTATGGCTTCACTAATAGGATATTTAACAGATAAACGCGGAAATGTATTACCAAATGTAACTATAATCTCAAGAATTTCTTCTAATCCCGCCGGGGATACTGCAAACACAACTAGCGATAATAGAGGTTATTATGAAATGTCTGTTTCGTCTAGTGGCACAAAATATAATATTTATGTTAATTCAGAAGAAGGTGGGATTAATGGGCCAAATTATATAGGTTCATTAATTTCTTCTGGAAATATATCTACTTCTTTTGTTCTTGGCAATGATTCTACATTTAAAATAGAACATTATGGTAATGCCGAAGCAGAAAGCATAGGCACACATAAATCTATAATTGCTGATGATGTGAATATAAGAACAAATGGTTTTGTAAAAACAGAAAATACTTTTATTGATTTTAAAATAGGTAACGATAACCGAAGATTAAAAATAGATGGTTCTATTGCGGATAATGTGTTATGGCTTAATCCTAGACCTTATAATGGTAATGATGATTATGATTTAGGATTAAAAGAAGATTATGATGATAATATTAATTATTTTTATTTTGGAGTAGATAAAGAACATTATATAAATACAGAGGGAAATTTTGTTTTGGAAGATGGTACATTTAAAGGTAATGTAGTATTTGAAGATGATTGTACGATTGATGGAATTTTTACATTTGATAGTATAAATGGCTATCCTCAATTAGATTCATACGTTGAGCCTACTGATAATAGACAGTTATCGCCTAAAAAATATGTGGATGATAGAATAGCCGAATATTCTTTAATTGGGGATTCTGTTTGGAAAAATCCTGTATTGGTTTTAAATATGATTGGTGATTCTGATATGGGTGGAAATACCCCGGAATCGGTTTATCAAGGAGATTCGTATGTAGCGAACAACTGGGGTGGTGGGTATACAGATGGCCGCATATATGAATATAACGGAAGTAATTGGGTAGATATAGGTATTCTTACTGCTGGTGATAGAGTAATTGTTGTTAGTGCTGGCGCAATAGGTTCTTTTGTAGGAAAAGAAAATAACATAGGTATTTATGAAGGTGATGGGAATTGGGAATTTTTAACGCCTTCTGATGGTTGGGTAACTCAAATCATAGGAATAAATTGTCAGAATGAAGGGGAGGGATATTCTTATAATTCAAATTTAGGAGGTTGGAGATTATTTATACCGATACCTTAAAGGAGATAACATGATTCATATTCTTGAAAACTTTTCATTTCAAACGAAAATCGAAAGTGAAGATGGAGATATGTTTGATTCCTGTAATTTCTCACAGCAAAGGCCACATACCGAAGTTTCGTTTACAGGAAAAAATATCATTGTCGCTGCGAATAATAACACTACCAATTGCGATTTTATCGGTGAGGTCAAACATGAGGGGATTAGTTATCATACTCCAAAATCATTGGATGAACTTGCAG